TAACAAAGGTAGTTTATCGTGACCGAGTACAGAAAATTAAAGTCGCTGCTGATCCTACCGGTTGCCTGGATATGGATTTGCGTACTGTTGGCCTTGGCGGGATGCTCAAGCCCGATAGTGATTAAACAAGACGCTGCCCTGGCTCAACCAGTAGAAAGGTATGATTTACTGGAAGGGGATACGGTTAGGGATTTAGCTCAGAAATATGAATTGCGCGGCCTGTCGATAGATGAGGCCAATAAACGATTTGAGAAAATACGAGAATGAAAAAATTACTAATTATATTATTTCTAGCCTCGACGCCTGTTTTTGCTGATGATCCTCATCATAAGCCAGTTGAAACAGTGGTTAATAATTACTCGATTAATAAGACTATTAAGACAAATGGCCTAGCGGCCTTATATGCTGCCGATCAGATTCACCCTAGCGAGAATATCAGCGGCCTACAGTTAGGGTTTGGCGCTGCCGAACACGATCAGAATATTGGCTTTGCTGCTGGAGCCGCATTTAATGTGAGGGGGTGGGGAATGCTTAATGGGTCGGTAGCGAAAGAGCCCGACAGCAAGCCTTTTGTCGGCATTGGTATTAATTTGAGCCTTAAACCATGAATAAGCGCATTGAGGCCGGATTCAAGAAGGTTAAATTATTTTGGGATGCATACAAAATGATCATTGGTCTGGTTGCTGTATTAACCAGCCTCGGCATTGGCGGATATGCAGCTTATGATGAAGTAGAGGCGATTCCTGAGCCTGTTGAGGTGGATACTGTTGATGAGCTTAAGATTATCCACATTAACCCTGAATACGCCCTAAAAGGCCATACGCACCCGCCAGTACAACAACCTGAGCCAATAGTGCCAGAAATTGATTATAAGCCTATGATTAACCGAGCAGTTGAGGCTTTCGCCAGGAAACATGACCCGCAGGGATTAGGGCATTAATTTAATTCATAAGAGGACAGGATAATGGCAAGACCAGTAGCAACAAAATCAATCGCAGCAGCAAATACATTCACTGATTGGGCAGAAATTACCGGTGAAGGCCATGTCAGCGCCTCAGGCATTTCCGACTCAACCGTTTTTGTCCAACGATCTTTTGATGAAGGATCGACCGTACTTGATGTTGAGAGTTTTACGGCTGATTTTGAGAAAGTCATTAGTGGCAGCGGTAGTCGTGTCTGGTATCGGATAGGAATAAAGACAGGTGGTTATGGCACTGACACAGTTGTTTGCAGGGTTACTCAATAATGATTCTTAAGCCTGTCCTTGGTGATGTTCTGGTTGATCCAGCAGAGAGGTCATTTGGTGAATTCTTGCCATCTGAACTGCCAGAGTTAAAACTCTGGACGCGATTTAATCAAGGGATTACAGTCACTGGCGCTGGCGTTAGTCAGTGGGACGATCAAAGCGGCGAGGGTAATCATTTATTGCAGGCGACTGATGCCAATAGACCATCAAAAGAAGCAGATGGGTCCATATTATTTGACGGCATTACTTTTTTCTTAAAAGCTTCAGCCTTTACCCTTGTGCAGCCTGAAACGATTTATGTATTAGGGAAACAAGTAACATGGGCAAATAATAAGTATCTTTTTGATGGAGAATTAACAAATTCAGGAATGATACAGAGCATTACTAGCACACCAAGGGTTAGATTGTATGCAGGCATTGGGCTGGCTGAAACGACACTTTTCGGTATCGATACATACAAAGCTATCTCCGCAGTGATAAATGGTGCATCCTCAGTTCTTCAGTTCGACAATGCTAACCCCATAACCGGTGATGCTGGCTTAAATGATCTGGGTGGATTTACCCTTGGAGCGAGGGGAGATGGAACCTTTGGTTTTTTTAACGCTCAAGTCAAGGAAGTTTTGGTCTACAGCGCAGCCCATGATGCGGTAACAAGAGCAAAAATGATTAAATATCTAGCTAGTGTTGGCGGCTTATCAATCTAATTAATAAAACTGCTTAACTACTTGTAATTCATAGATTGCAGACAGATTAATATATTCAGCTTTATTTCTTTTTCCGCAACCAACAGGCTGCCAATCGGTTTTAAGATCAGTATCAAGCCTCTTAGCCAGGGCGTTTAGATGTAATCCTCGATCTGGCGTATCTACCGGCACAATCCATAAATCTTTATTATTCAAATAAGTCTCATTGAAGTTAAACCAAGCCTGGTAGAAATCCTCACATCGGCCTCTGGATACCCAAGACACATAAGCATCGCATGGATTCCTGATTGGAGAGATACAGAATTGATCGGTGAAATATTGTTTTTGGTAGTGCTTTATATCAACAAAATCCCACCCATTATTTAACAAAATTGATTTAATAAAGCGTGATCCGGTGTGCTGGACTGAATAGATTTGAGCGTGCTTCGCGGTCATGTTTTATTTGCCAGGCCATACTAATCGCTTAACATCTTGTGATAGCCATTCCCTTTCAAAGTCGTCAAAATCATCGGTGATGATAATCTTACGAAATTTAGCCTCAAATTCTGCCTGACAGGTTCGCATAGTTAACTCATCATCCTGCATATTGACGGTACAAAGACCAAGCATTAGCCATGTAGTGAATGTCATGGTTAAAAATTATAATTAGCCAGCACAATATATGGCCTTGTTAGCAATATCCCATACTGGAATACCTTTCTCATTGTAGGGTGCCAGCTTTCTGACCACTCCAGCACACCCAGGCTCAGAACAGTAAAGGCTGCTATTTTCTCATCGCTAGGGTATTCTCCTATAAAATACTTAGGAAAGCCCACCTCTCTGGCCCCGTTATGAATAGCATGAGAAGTGGATAATCCGTCTAATAAAATAAGAGAAACATCAGCCCTATACAGCAAGGACTTCCCACTTCCTATCGCAGCAGTTAGCCCCGATCCGGCGCATGTATATGCAAAGTCAGCAAGCTCTACAGTCCCCCCGTAGGCGCTATCGTATCCCTCTTTGACTAATCCTGCGCCACAACCTAGCCTCCAGCCCAGCGTTCCTATAGCGACGCCAGCAGCAAAATGATAATTCTTATCGGATTCGAGCGCTTTAGCGGTAGGCGGCATAGTGACGCAGCCAGTGAGTAGCAGTACAATGATGAGATAATTCATTTCTTCATTCCTTTGGTGGCTCAGAGCCTACCTATAAAAAACTGCCAAAACCAAAATCTAAATGGTTTTAAGTCGGACATTTCCCATGCCCTAATTGCCGCGTGGAAGGCTCTGATGATTAACATGCTGAAACAAATAAGTAGCGCTAAATATATCCAGCTCATCTCACTTCTCCTCCAGTGCTTTAATCAACGCAAGGCATCCGGCTATCATTGGGGTGGCTCCATAGCCTTCCTCGCCTGCATACGCTGCTGCTTTCCACTCTGTAGGCTTACCGTTCTCATCATCATCATTAACGCTAATGTCTAGCCCATACTCCACCATCAGCTTCATAAATTGCGTTGGGTCTGTGGTGGGGTAGAATGGGTCAATACTTCCGTCTATCTCTGCAAATACCTCACCTTCGTTTTCGGAGTAATAAACGCCATGCAGTACCGCCAGTTCCCTGTCAATTTTGTACAGGTCAATCTCTGTGTTAGTCATTAGTCTCACCTCCATTGCCAGTACGGGTGTTCCATGAGGCTATGGCGTTCATTTTTCTCGGGTGCTCCCATGTCCTGTTCTGACAGGCCTTGCAATACACTTTGTGCCAAGGATTACTATTGTCTAAGCTACTACCTCTTACTATGTCTGCTTCGCCACCACAAAACGGGCAAGGTTTAAGTTCCATCGTTTTCCTCCTGTTTATCTGTTCTGGTGCTGTCTTGCCCACAGTCACAATGGCACCTTACCCCCCAACATCCCATACAGGTTCGGTTTTCTTTGTAAAATTCAAGTTCAGCTATTTTATCCAGCATTTCTTTATGTAGCCTTTCCAGACAGTCCTTATACTTTGCATCTGGTAGGCATTTTGTCGCTATGTGGCAGCGATCCTTGAAACTACTCATGTCTGCTTCTCTGTCAGGAGTGCCAATACTTCGGCCTTTGACATTAATTTATCGTTATCGTGAACATAGTTGTGGCGAGTCATTATCAGTAAATCTATGTTTTGCATCATTTCCACTACCTGCTCTACGGTGTACAAGGGTTCAGCATTACCCATGCGGTCAGCCCATTCTTCGACTGTTTCATGCTTCGCTACCTTGTTGTGTTCACTCTCGGATGAGGATAGGGCTTCGTTAAGTAATTTTTTGATCCACATTGCATCCGTATGTGCTGAACTGAATCTATCCTCAACAAACTTGATAGCCTCTCGTACTTTCTTCCTATCCATATCCTTCCTCCTGTTGCCCGATGCCCGATGCTTTGGGGTTAGGCTTCAAGATTCGCCTTGGCCTTTATTAGCTGGTCAATCATCACTTGAATTGATTCTGGGCTAGTTGAGATAATTTGTAGAAACACCCCAAAATCCTCAGCCATTGTTTTTTCTTCTGGTGTATGACTTTCGCCAACTTCACCTTGACCTAATGAAAATCCAATTCCAGAAAACTCATTATCCTTGAACGATAAATCAGAGATTATTACTCCACCATCACCTAGTTGAATTGTAGGTATATTGTAAGGTGTCATGTAGCACCTATGATCGTTTGATTCTTTTAATTCCATCGTTCTCTCTCCTTAGTTGGTTAATAGGGTGGGACAGGCCAAAGGGATACGTTCTACTCCGTCAAAACGGTGGCTACCGTGTATCCAGCCCTCGTAATTCGCCGCCTGCCCCATAAACTTATTCCTTGGTTTGGTCAAAAGTTATCTATAAAATATACAACCATATTGGCTGAGCCTATTGCCCAAGGTAATATCAATAAAAAAAGTACTCCGAGGGTAATTAATATAACTTTGACAGATTCCATGTTTATTCCTTGGTTTGGTTGAACGGGGCTATTAGTTTTTCCACATGGTCGTATGCTTCTGGGTAGGCACTAAAATTATCCATCATAAAAGCTACGGCTTCCCGATACACCTCGCATTGGGATTGGAGGATTTTATACGCTTCTTCCCAGCCGCCAATACAATCAGGGAAAGCGCAGTCTCTTTGATAAGAATCGCCAACCACATGCGGACATTGTTTACATTCACTCATATTCTCACCTTGTTAGTAGTAACGAGCCATTCTTCTGCTCTTTTTTAAAGCCAGCGATCCACTTCTGCCTGGGCTTTGGTAGCGGTGTCGACACCATGATCTGCATCTCATCTACCGGTGGCCAGAACAGCTTGATCGCCTCTTCAGCTTTTACAAATCGAGTCAGGCCAGCGTATGCCTGCGAGTTATAGTACGCGCGGCAGTCACGCTGGCCCTTCTCGAAGAAACTTTCCTCTTTTGTTGTTTCTTGACTCATGGCAGAGGATTCTCTCGCTTCCTTATTGCTATCTCTTCTCTATCAATTATCACATCATCCGCAGCCTCGAACCCAAGCTGGACGCTATTCCCTTGAATATCCAAAACTTGAATCTTAATCTGCCCGTCATTGATAAATATTCTTTTTCCAACGACTCTCGTCAATTTCAACATTATGCTTTTCCTTTACGATTTCTCGGCAGGCTATATTGTGCGAATCGCTTACCCTCTGCCGATGAAACCATTTTGGTTATGATGTTATGGCCAAGCCGTTTAATTTCCTCGATCCTGGCCGCCAGCCTGAAACAGCCAAATTCAGCCAGCGCATCCAATGGCGTGATTTTTCTACCCCTCTTGAGAGCCTTTAAAATTTGATCTTTTTGCGATTGCTTATTTTTCATAATGATCTCCATCCAATGTACCAAGATAAAACTTCTGCGCCGTTGGGTTGAAGGTGCCTTCGTCTTTATAGAGTTTTTGTTGCGCTCGCTTTCGGCTTCCGTATTTTAGTTTTCCGCATCCACATGATTTGCGAAACATGCTCTTTTTGTGGAGGGCGCTTAAGAATCGCTCAACCACCTTCCCGCAGACGCACCGGCAATAAACCCTGGTTTTCCCGCATTGATCCGGGGCTTTATCTATAACCTCCAGATCGTCGAATTCCGCGCCAATTTTTACTTTAAGCCGTTTCATGTAAGCGCACCATTTTCACCTGGCCGGCAATAATCAGCTTGGCTACCTTTAGCGCGGTAGTCTTGCCAATTCCGCCTTGGATCAGGCTTTCAGTTATCTCTTTCTGGTAATCAATGGCTGGCTGCTTTGGTTGGTAATTCTGTGATTGTGCCTCTTTTGGTTTATATTGTGGCGTAGGCGCCTCACATTGCTCCTGTGCCGCCTGCTCTGCTTCGGTGGCCTCTTTTGCCTGCTTTTCCTTTTCCTCGGCTCTGACCTTCTCAGCAGCCTCCTGGTCGGTGATTCTGCTCTTTACCAGTAAGGTAAAATCATCCGATTCCTTGAAAATGATCTGTTGCAGGTCAGGGAATAGAGATTTGTGGTCGCCAGCCAGCTCCGTCAATGTTTTGACGTTGGCCGTAATCTTTAGAGCCATTTCGCTGATTTCTATTTTTGCGGCTGCCAAAGTATCGTTTACCGCTGATCTGATTGAGGTAATCGTGCGCTTTCCCTTGATGGCGCCCCTGAAATCTGCTGTAAAAGTGATATATGGCCGGTTGAAGTTCTGGTTATGCTCGTTGATATAAGCCTCAAGAGCGGCCTGTCCTTCGGTGATGATGCCTGCTTTCAGCACTTCCTTCTGGTTTTTGACCAATTTATCCAGCTCAAGGCGTTTTCTGCGGAATTCCTCGCTCATTTTGTCGACCGATTTGAATAGGGCGTCGATATCGGCTGTCTGCGATAAAGCCTGTTCTTTGACTAGCGCCAGTTTTTTCTCTGCCTCGCCGCAGAATTTGACCGTTTGCTCTGCGTCAGCGAAGTCCTGATCGGTCTGCAGATCGGTGTTGATCTTGGATATAAATGCCAGTGCGCTTTCTTCGTACAATGCCAGGTTAGTTTCTTTTACCTCGCCGAAAATCTGGATATTTAAAGCAGGGAGCTCCATTAAAGCTTGAGCCTGTGGCTTTTCCGCTACCGCTTCCGGAGCAAAAGAATCAAGGTCCTTTTCAAATTGAGCCCAACCGGCAAGTATCGCCTTTCTGAGCTCTGGGTCTGAGGTATATCCGCAGTGCACCATCTTATCGGGAGTGCCATCCGATACCACGAATATGGCCTTTTCCGCGCCGCTTACCATTAATTGCTGCTCAAGCTGGCAGAGATAATGCTTTGGCAGATCGCCGGTTTTTGTTAATGAGGCGAGCCCGTCATTCCAAAGCTTGTGCTCAAATACAATATCTTGGCCCATTGTCAGACCATCAAATGAAGCCAGCAATGAAATCTCACCAAATTTCTCAAGGCCTGTGGCGGGGTATAAATCTTCGCCAATCATGGCCTCGATATGAGGTCGTGCGGCCGCCTCGGCGGCGTGGCCTTTATCGAATATCTTTTGTTGGTAGCTGGCTACTTCTGGCTTTTCGCCGATATGTTTTAAATGCAGGAGCTCGTCCCTGCTTTGATATTTTGAAACACCCATCATGGCCGGTGCTTCGGATGCCGAATTATAGGCAATCCATTCTGGTGATCCGATTACAAGCCCTTCAATTATTTCCATCATTTCTCTCCTTGAGGTTCTAAATTAGCGATTGTCAGCTTTTGGTCTGTTGATAATTTGTATTTAGTGCTCACCATGCCGACGATATGGGGGGCGCTGCTTTTACCTTCGGTGATTAATTTCCTCCATTTCTCAATGTTAGCATCAAGCATTTCCTGTGGATAACTTGGTAAATCATTCACCTGGCTTTGATCTTCTGCCGGAAGCTCGCTGGTGGCGCCATCATCATCCATATCAAAAGTAGATAATCCGGTGGCCGCGAGCAGGGTATATCTCTGCAAATATGTGATCGTTGAGCCTTTGGCTTGGATATTATTCTTGCCGCCGGAATTATCAGCTCCAGCCTCCAGAGGTACGCTTTCGCTATGCCCGAGCTCGTGGGTAATAACGCAGGTCACTTTAATTGTCCCTTTATCCAGCGTTTCCATATCCCACCTGTGGGATAAATTATGCTCTGCCAGTGCCTGCCCGATTGTTTTGACGATATTTGCCAAGCTGGCGTGGGTGTAAGATGTGTCGTTATAACTAACCGTTTTATCTTTGAAAATTGCGGGTGGATTGGCTTTAAATTTATTCATTGCCGCCACATAGGCTTTCTTTGCCTCATCAGCTTCCCATTCCCGCTTGAGTTTCAATAGCTCACGGATGCTTTCAATATCAGCGCCCTGTTTCACAGCCATATTTAGCATACTGTCTGGGGTAATATCAGCAGCAATCAACTGGGTTTCCTGTTTCTCTACCAGATCGGTGGACTTTTCTACCTCACCCTCTATCACTTTTGTTTTGTCGTTCATTTTAATCATCCTCAAGTAATTCAATAATTCTGTCATAGACGGACAGGCATCTGTGGGGGGCTTTGTTGTTGCTGGTAGCCGTCTCTTCATCAGGATCAAAGCTGTACCACTCGCCATTGATCTTGATGTGAAAATCCTCCAGTTCCCATCCATCAGGCTCATCTGGTTCCAGAGGAGCGCCCATTGAGTCTGTGGAACCCTTGCTGCCCTTGTAATAAGCCCCAGAGTAAGCTACCTCGAACTCTTCAAATTCATCTTTGGCCTCGCCTACATAGATACTTACGGTTATCCGGCTATGACGATTCAAAGATTCTTTATTAATAGGATCGCCGCCATCTGAGTTAAGTCCGACCCCACCGCAGTCAGAACATGGATCATCCATAACGATCTCGTATTCTTCGGGATAATGGAACAGTCCATCCCCACAGCAGTTCTCGCAAAATATGCTCATGGCTTTGAGCTAACTTGAGCCTGAACGTCTTTGGCCATTTTTAGAATGGCGCTGGCGCTAGTGCCTTCCCTGCCAACGATTTCATAGGCTTTAATGTTGGATTCGGCCAAGCTGATAATCTGCTCTAGGCCAAACTCGTAGGCATAGAGTTTATTCTGAAGGTGTATCTGATCTTGAAAGGAAAGTGTTGTTGGTATAATTGACATGGTTTCGCCTCCTGGCTGGTTTATTTGATTTCCATCTAACTTTAATCTATTATGACAAACAATGCAAGGCGAATATGACAGGAAGATGATATGAGAATAAAATTAAGCAATAAGATCAGGCCGGAATTTCGGAAGCTGATTAAGGCATTCAGGAACCATGACGCTCTGGCAGACTTCCTCGGCACAAGCGCCAATAATATGGCGGTGACGAAACGCAGAGGGTATTTATCAGTGAATCTTGCCAAGATCGCAGAGATCAAAAGTGAGGGTAAATATATCGCCAGATTGCTGGCAAAGCGCGGTGAGATTGCATGAAAGTTAAAAGCTTCTGCCATCCAAACGAGCAAATGGCTCAATTAGGAAAACATAATTGGTCAGTAGCCAGGCTTATGGTTTTATCAAAAGATTTGCCAGTGATGAATATCCCGCTGGATCACCTGAATATTTATCATAAGTATGAAAATTTGACGTTGAGAGAATTAGTCGGCCATATTAAATCTGTAAATGCCGCTGAATTAAAATACCCGATAATTCTTGATGAAGATGGAGAGTTGATGGACGGCAGGCATCGTATTATGAAAGCCATCATGGAGAATAAAAAAACCATCAAAGCAGTGCGGTTTGAAGAAAATCCAACGCCATGCAAAATAGATGATTAAATAACAAAAAATAGATATGAAACGATCAGCAGACCATCACGCAGAGCGATGTAGGGAATTAGCGGATATTTTAATTATTCCCTTGCGTGAAGTTGCTAGGCGTCATGGTTATGCACTTGGAGTTCATGGTTCGTTGTCATACGACATAGATTTAATTGCTTGCCCGTGGAGAGATGGCTGCACCTCCCAAAGAGATGTTGCAGAGGCAATACGCAAAGCTGTTGAAGCAATAGCAGGGGAAGCGTTTTTGCTTGATGGCGACAAATATCCAACGAAAAAACCATGCGGAAGGCTGGCATGGTCATTTCATATAGGAGCCGGACCATACGTTGATCTAAGCGTAATGCCGCGCATAGGTGAGCAAGTTTAAACAGTTTTATGGACACGTATCCTAACCCGATCACGTAACCGGAAAACGCTCAGATAATAATCCATACCGAGGCATTGGCGTGCTGGTATGGAACTATCAAGAGCATCCTGTCCACTATTTTATAAAACAGGAGAAATACCAAAATGAAAGCATTTCCAATTATAATATTGGTCGTAATATTGGCGATCGGTATTGGATGGGTAAAGAATATAATCAAGCTAACTGAGTGCGATTTTGAGGCTCCATATAAAGCCGAGGTCGTTCACGCTATTGGGGTTATCCCTTTTGTTGGCGCAATTACTGGCTGGATGGATTTCGGTAAATAACTTAGGGAAAAATAATGCACTTCTACAAAAAAGATGGCCGGCAAGAGCTTGATCTATCGGATTCGCTTGTTCTGACTCACGGTAAACTGATCACATATAAAAGCAAAAGCGCCACGCCATTTGCCGTTCATAACGCCAGGTTCGCCCAACATATCAGCACGATTGGCTTTATCCGAAAGTTGGGTGTGGCCTGGGTGGTGATTAAATTTATCTTTTGGGATTCAAAATGAAACTGCTATCAAACCCAACGTGTGAAGAATTAGAGAAATTCCTGCTGGCTCACGAGTATGATATTGCCTGGAATGATGGTGATTTTGGCCTTCTGCAAGGCGCATTTCTTGAATTAATTGGCCGTACTTCAAAAAGGAATCCCGATGAAAATTCTGATCGTTTGCCTTATACCCCTGCTGGCGGTTAGCTGCGGCCAGCCAAGGCCGGAGTGGCTTAATCTATTCCTTTGGTGATATGTCTATATCTCTTTAGAGATAGATGGCAATATTCATTTAGATATATATAGAAAATCAAGGTCTGCGTTTATTGTTAATGCAGAAATAAAAACGGCTCGGTCATCTACTGGAATTGAGATGCCGAACCATTCGAAGGGTTTAGTGGACCGCTTCGTTGATCTGATTATAGTTCAACTTACTTATCCTTGTAAAACTCTTCCGCTTTCGGGTATACCAACGGCAGAGCGAATCTGTGTGGCGAACAATATTTACGGTAAGAATGAGGCCCTTCGACCGGGGCCAGGAAAAACCATTTAAGCGGACACATAGGGTTTCTGACTCGATTGCTTGGATAGCTGAGAGTTGTGGACAATATTCATTCTTACTGCTCGTATGGATAAGCTGCTTAACGGATTAGGCAGATCAACAGACTAGGGTGTCCCTAAAGGTCATTAGTCGCGTATGGAATAAAGAAAATGACAAACGCCAACAAAATGCAAGAAATTAAAGAGATTGTGGTCCAGTCGATATTGGATGTATGCCCTAATTTCGGCATAACAGCTAACTCCAAATTTAAGGATATTGGGGCTAGCCTTAAGTCTGCTGGGTTGACGAAAATGGCACCCAGCAGTAATACCGCGGCTAGGGTAGCGATCCATTCCCACTACGATAGGGTTACTGGGGAAGATTCGCTAAAGGAATACCTCGAATCAAAAAAGCATAGAGAGGAAACCAGAAAGAAGAAAGCCAAAAAGAGGGTTAGAAACAAATCCCGAAAAAAAAGAAAGAAAGCAAAGGCTCTTATTAGTCCAGTAAAAATCACGAAACCCAAGCAAAAGGAGGATTTTCTTGATTCGTGGGACTGGAAAAAACTGAGATACGAGGTTTTAAAAGAATATGGCCGGAGGTGTATGTGCTGTGGAGCCACCCCGGAAACTGGAGCGGTAATTTGCGTGGATCACATTAAGCCAAGGCATACGCATCCAGAATTAAAATTGAATCGCAATAATTTACAGGTACTTTGTTATGACTGTAACAAAGGGAAAGGGGCCTGGGATCAGACTGACTGGAGACCTTCAGGCGCCACCTAAGCCCAAATCAGACGAAAGATGGTGGCTGCTACCGGAATACGATAAGCGCCTTGCAGGGGGCGCCTGGAACCCGAAATACGACTGACTATAAGGAGATTCTAATATGTGGATAGCGGCGGGTATAGGTATTTTTGTGATTTATACGATTGTGGTTTTGCTAATAGCTAGATTCACAGGGTTTAATAAGCTTGATTAATTCTGTGGTTATGCCATACTCTTGTCAGATTCAGAATTACTTAACAACTAAAGAGAAAGACAAATGAACTATCCCAATATAAATAAACACGGAATTGCCCATTTACACACTTACATCTCTGCATATAAAGCAGGGAAACTACTTAAGTGCCAAGCTAAAGCTTATATCTCTTGTTGCTTTAAAAATAGATAGCCAACAGCGCATAGAGCCTTCCTTGAGGGTTCTAGTCATATTTAACAACAACGCAGGAGCGGAAAATGCAACGAAAAATAGATGATTTACTGCTGGGATTCTCAATAGGTTTCATGGCCTTTTGGGTGTTTGTATGAGGGTCCTTATCGCTTGCGCCTCTAGCGGAAAAGAGCGTGACGAATTCATTAAGCTAGGCCATGAGGCCGTAAGCTGTGATTTGCTGCCATGCTCAACCGGAGGCGACCATTACCAAGGCGATGTGCGCGATATTATTAATGACGGATGGGACCTAATGATTGCTCACCCTGATTGCACTTATTTAACCAACTCTGCCGAATGGGCTTATGCTGATGTGCCGATGATTAAAGGCAAGCCGCGCAACATGAAGACTGAGACTCTAATTGGCGCAGAGAGAAGGGAGGCCAGAGAGGAAGCGCTGGAATTTGTCCGGTTTCTTTTGAATGCCAAAATCGAAAAGATCGCTCTCGAAAATCCTCGCGGAGTTATCGGGACGAGAATTAGAAAGGCGGACCAATGGATTCAGCCGCACCAGTTTGGTGACGATGCAAGCAAGATCACCGGCCTCTGGCTCAAGAATTTGCCTTTGCTTATTCCCACCAAGAATATCGCCGGACGGATTGTAGAATGGCCCCGAGGCTCCGGAAAGCTGGTTGAGCGATGGGCCAACCAAACGGATAGCGGCCAGAATAAATTAACCCCTTCCGAAGATCGCTGGAAAATCAGAGCAGAAACTTACAATGGATGGTCAAAAGCATTCGCCGAGCAATGGGGCCGACCATGAAGTGCGAATGCTGCGGCCAGGAAATACGAGAATCTTCTACAGCCAGATTCGATGATTTCTGGAAGGTTTACCCGAGCAAGGTAGATAAAGTGGCCTCACTGAAAATATGGAAGCGCCGGAAGCTTGACGCTATGGCCGATCAGATTATAGCCGCGGTCAGAGATAGGGTTGAGAATGATGTCCGCTGGCAGGCTGGCTACATAATGAGCCCGCGTAGATTCCTATTAAATGACAACTGGGAAGATGAATTCGACGCGGCGCCTCAAGTTATTACCTGGCCGAAAGAGAATAAAGACTGGCTGGCTTTAGGCGGGAAGCATAGGCTTTCACCTCTAATCGGGGAAGGCTGGCCACAATTCAAAGAACGAGTCAAAAGGGCGGTGAATCAATGAGTGCACAGATTAGGATTGATGTTCAGGTTATGGAATATCCAAGCAAGAATGATATTCAGATTGCCTTTCCTCTCTCTGAGGCATTAATCAGGAAAGCATTTATTCCGATTGATTTACCGGATGAGAGTGCAAATGGTTTTGTAAGAGAATTGATCTGCACATCATCAGTACAGATAGCCGAGGTAAAAATTAACCGTAAGCGCATGGCTGAAATGCTGTCCGAAATCTTGACAGAGAAGATTTTAGAAATAATGGATAGCAACGATACTGTGATGGGATACGAGCAAGAAGGACGGTGAGCCAATGGAACTTTCAGAATTCGCATATTACGCGGGAATAGTGATCGGGTACGGTGTTTTGTTTACAGTTTTTGGGCGGTATTTTGATTATAGCCAGGAGGTGGAAAGTGACTGAAGATCAAGCAAGAAATACAATATGTCCAAAATTAAGCCTACTGGTTCCAGGAATAAACAATGGATATTATTTAGAGGTAGTGAATTGCATGGCATCTGATTGCACGATATGGGTATCAACTGATAATGAATGCAGGCCACAAAATCACGAAAATCAGAAAGAGATTTGTGAGTCAGCTGGCCATTGTGGATTAGCAAAATGAAAACCTTCAGATTAGCCTGTGAGAGAGACAGAGAAAGAATCCATTTGGCGATTGATGAACTGGAGGCCGATGGAAAGAAAAAAATTGAGATTAAAGAAGTCGGCAGCAAGCGCTCAACCGCACAGAATAATCTCTACCAGGTCTGGACAAGGTGCATGGCTAAAGACCTTGGCTATTCTCACGAAGAAATGAAGGAAGTTTTGGTGCGCGCGCATTTGACGCCGGTAATTGTTCAAGACCTAAAAGGCAATAATATCGAGGTTTGGCCGAGCACCACAAAGCTGAAAGTAAAAGAATTTGCAGAATTTTTAAACATGATCGAGCTTGACGCCGGTATGGCTGGAATTCGATTAGATAAATCAACCGATGATTATCGTATGGCTCAAGGAGAAAGGCTGTGAACGAGAATAAAATAAGAGAGGCTTTGCGAATAGCTACAGAAATGGAAGCATTTGGAGGCCAACTACTAATCAAGAATCTTCTAACGGAAGCCCTAGCCCCACCTCAGAGATTCTACAAGGGGCAGCCAGTGTTGGTGAGCATACAGGGAATAGATTGGAGTAAACGGACCCTTCTTAGGATCGAAGATTTAAGTAAATCGTATGCCTATATGGACACCATTAGTCAATGTTGGGATCACTGCAAACCCAACCTCGATGCTGTAAGCCTGCCTAATTGGATAGAGCATGATGGGAGTGACCACGGACGCATAGTAGCAAAGGGTGCGATTATTAATGTGATACGAACCGATGGGGAGAGCTATCACCACAGGGAAGCTTTCTACTTGAACGATGGCATTGCTCGCTACTGCATCATCCCTCTACCTGAATTCTTGTAGATGATCTGGCCGCGAGAATACTCAGCGACAGCGTTTGAAATCTGGAAGGATCAAGACCGCCAGGCTGCGATTGATTACCTAAAAGAAAACTGTCCGAAGGATTGGCAGAAACTGGCTTTTACCCACACCAGGAATTCAATGTGGTTATGGCTACATAATGCGAGGGTAAAGAAATGAGCAATTTAATCCAACGAGACATAAAATCTAGTCCTAATTTTTCACCAAAAGACATCAAGGCATGGGCTGGATGGTGGCCAGCAAATTGCGTGGTCACGACATGGAGAGGCACTATCGTATGGCCAAATATGGCGAAGTGGCCTAGAAAGCTATGGTGGATAAAAAGATTCTGGGTATGGTTGACAGTATAAAATGGCTAAATCAAAGCTCCAGAAGAAAAAAGACAATCCGCGATCTAAATACTGGAAAACCAAGGCTGATGCTCTATGGGGTAAGGTTATCCACGAAATCTACCAAAGCTGCGCGGTAGATAAAGATTGCGCCGGTAATATCGAAGCCCACCATTTAATCAGCCGAGCCAATACAGCAACCAGGCACAGCATTGAAAATGGCATAGGGCTCTGTTCTAAACATCATAAATTCAGCAATAAGCTATCAGCTCATGGAGCGCCGCTGGCTTTTTCGGAGTGGCTACAGGTTGATATGCCCGATACATGGGAATGGTGCGCTGAGAATAAATATAAAATCAGCAAGCCAGATTACATGGCGGCTCACAACGCTTTAATGGAATGGTGCAACGAAAACGCTCCACATTTGCTACAATGATGTGAATTTAACCAATAAAAGCCAGCTATATGCAGCCTACAGAAAATGATGAGCCTGCCGATGATTATAAGCGCACGCCATTATTGGAATTACAAAAAAGAGAATTATTGGGCGGACAGGAGCACTGTTACTTAATCCGAACCGGCGCAGTGGCTTTGTTTGCAACAAACGATATAGGTTATACCGGATGCGTAGGGCTATATTTTAAAGATGATCGGGTGGCAATTCCCCGCAACTGTTGGCTTGAAGGGTTGATTTATACATCGCTTGAAAAGATCGAGGCAAGTGAAGATTTACTGATGGGCCAATTCGGTGAGGTTTGCGGGAATATTCTGGAAGTCAGAAACCTGCCAATGAAAAACAATGTTTACAGGATACTTAAAAGATTCTGGAACAATCAGATCGGCGGAGTAAATATAACCGACCTTGCCAGGATGGCCGGATATTCCAGAGAGATTACCGGCAAGCGGATTCAGGAACTGTGCCTTGAAGGGCGAATCAAAAAGCTGCCAAAGGCCACTTGGGAAGTGATTAATTGATGAAAATGCGCTAGAATTGGTAATCAACAGGGAACAGATCGACATTCCAGCCACCAGAGGTGCAGGGAACCCATATCACTAAACCGTTAAAAATATAGGGTCTTATATACATGAATCAGATATTAGACGGTAATCAGGAAAAAACAACTAATAACGTCAAGTATTTGACGCCTGATGAATTTGAGGCGGAGTGGATTAAGCTATTTCCATTGCTGGCCGATCAAGAATTACCTTCACTCATCAGGGCGCAGGCCGACTGATGCCGGTCATTATCAAAAAGCGCGGAGATAGATTTCGGATAGTGGAGAAGAATACCGGAAAGATTGCTAAAAATAAGGCTGGCACAGCACTGGATGGCGGAGGACATAAATCAAAAGCCGCAGCCGACAAACAGAGATCAGCAGTAAATATTAGCCAAGCGCGAAAACGCGGTGCTAAAATACCAAAGAAGTAATTCAAATAGCGAACAACCTCAAAAGGAATCGCAATACGCATGGCATTAAATCCAAAACAAGCACAATTCGTTAAAGAGTATCTCATTGATTTGAATGCTACTCAGGCGGCAATTCGCGCTGGATATAGCAAAAGAACGGCTGAACAACAGGGGTCAAGACTGTTGAGCAATGCTAAGGTTAAGGAAGAAGTCCAGAAAGCAATGGACAAGCGATCTGAGCGCACCGAAATAACACAAGATATGGTTATTGACGAACTGGCGAGAATCGCATTCTTGGATATTAGACAGGCCTTTAATGAGAACGGAGAATTATTAGAAATCCCTGATATGCCGGAAGATGTAGCGAGAGCTATCGGTGGCATGGACGTTTCAAAATACACCGAGCGCGGCGAAGATGGCGGCACTGAGACAACCAAGAAAATAAAGATTATAGATAAAAAGGGAGCCTTAGAGCTTTTAGGGCGTAACCTCAAAATGTTCACGGACAGGAAAGAAATCGCCGGACCGAAAGGTGGGCCTATACATATGATAGCCACAGAAATGTCGGCAGATGAAGCAACAGCACTCTACAAATCAATTATCGATGATTGATTACAGCAATCCAAATTATACGGAAATCCTCAAAAAAAGAGCAGAAAAGCTCAAGAAAATCAGAGGCGATAAGAAACTACTCGCCGCATGTAAACTCCATTACAAAGAGAACCCCTGGGATTTTATCAACGATTGGGGGATGACATTTGAACCAAGGAATATAGAAAAGGACCTTCCTGCGGTAATTCCATTTGTATTATTCCCAAAACAGATAGAATTCTTGAAATGGGTGCATAAGCAATGGAAAAACGGGGATAGAGGATTAGCGGAGAAATCCAGAGATTTTGGCTTAACTTGGTTATGTGGCGGGTATGCTGCAACCATGTGTATTTACCATCCAGGCTTTACAGCAGGATTTGGGTCAAGAAAAGAGGCGCTGGTAGATAAAAAGGGTGATCCAAAGTGTATTTTTGAGAAAATAAGGTTCTTTATAGCCAATCTACCAAAAGAATTTAGACCTGAAGGATACGACGAAAAACAGCACGCCACCTTCATGAAGATAACAAATCCAGAGAATACATCTACAATCACAGGTGAGGCTGGATATGATATTGGGCGTGGCGCCAGAATGTCGATCTATTTTGTGGATGAAGCGGCATTCATAGAGCGCCAGGATTCGGTAGACGCCGCGCTATCACAAACGACTAACTGTCAAATCGACATATCTACACCAAACGGGAACGGTAACTTATTCTACAAAAAACGGCATAAAGGCAACATTTCTGTATTTACTGCAAATTGGAAGGATGACCCAAGGAAGAACCAAGCTTGGTACGACAAACAGGTAAAAGAACAGGATGAGGTAACCGTGGCTCAGGAAATAGATATAGATTACAACGCATCAGCCGAAAACATATTTATACCGTCAAAATGGATACAGGCGTGTATTGATGCACATATAAAGCTGGGGTTTGAGCCGCTTGGTGCTGATGTTGTTTCTTTTGACCCTGCCGATACTGGCGATGCGAGAGCAATAGGGCACAGGAAAGGAGTTGTGACACTGGAAGCAGACCAGAAGAAAGATGGCGATATAACTGATGCTATGCCCTGGGCATTTGAATTAGCAGAAGAAGTAAATGCTGATGTATTTATCTATGACGCTGACGGCATGGGCGCACCTTCAATGAAGCTGTACACAAATAAAGCATCATTAGGGAAGAATATGACTATCGTTCCATATCACGGTGGAGGTGCAAAATATGAGCCAGATAAAAAATATAAAGAAAACAAGACGAACAAAGACACTTTTGTTAATCGGCGCGCTCAATCGTGGATGAATGTCAGAGACAAAGCCGAGAAAACTTACTTGGCTGTCGTAAAAAAGCAATATCACGACCCAGGAGAATTAATGTCGATCAGCTCTAAATGCAAATATGTCACGGAACTTTGTTCAGAATTATCCAGGCCGATGCGAGTTTATGATGGTGCTGGCCGGATTGGCGTAGAATCTAAAGAGCAGATGAGGAAGAGGGGTGTTGAGTCTCCTAACTTAGCAGATCAGCTCATATACTTGTATGATATGGAAAGTGTGCCTAAAATAGAGGAAACCTTAGAGCCGCTTAACTACCAACCCGTGAGAATCGTCTAATGCCAAAGGTGGTGATGGAGCCTTTAAATTACCCAGAAGTGAATATTGTTTAAAATTTAAAAAGGTAACTAGTTATGAGCGAAACAAAACAACACGCAGGCGTTAATATTCTGGAAGTATGGGATTTCCGATTGTCGAAAAGTAGTCCGATACTTTATGACACGGGTGAATTTTGGCGCGTTGTTATTAATGCCAACGATGGTAGTGGCGTACTTGATGAATATATTACCGATGTTAAAACAACCGGTAATGTACATGACCCGGTAGGCATTTCAGCTTGCTACGATTGGTTGCGTACAGTACGTGACAAATATTCACGTGACCACATTGAACTACGCAAACCGTTAGTAGCAGAGATTAACGCGGCTAATGAGAAGGCTGCCTCAATCAATGGTGAAGTCATTGCAGCTAAAGCAGAAAATGACACCGATTTATTCAACCAAAAAAATGGTGAACTACAGGCGCATTTATCCGCGTCGAATGCAGTCATTAAAGGATTGACTCAGGCTTTCCATGCTGAAATAGAAAAAGGGGGTGGCCTATGACACGCTATCGTTCGGATGCAGTGCGTAATGCACTGATGGATGCTCTTGATACAGCGTTTGGTGCTAGTGTGAAAATTCAGGTGCGAAGCGGCACGCCTTCCGGTACTGCCGGTGGTGGTACGTTGCTTGCCGAGCTGACCGGTGCTGTTGGCGGGTGGGCGGGTGCTGCTGCTGCCGGAGTACTCACATCGAACGCAATTACTGCTGATGTAAGTGCCGACGCAACCGGTACAGCCGGACATTATGAATTGTTAACGTCTGCTTCGGTATGGCTTGAATCTGCTGTACTGGATACTGGCGGCACCGATGGTGTTTCAATCGATAACGCATCAATCACCGCCGGTCAAACTGTACAAATGTCCGGTAACTGGGTTAACACTGCTGCTTATGATGATGGTGTGTAATGTCTAAATTTGAATACAAAGACCGTGTAAAAGAATCGACCGCGACAACCGGTACGGGAACTATTACGCTCGGTGGTGCTAGGACAAGCTATCAATCGTACTCATCTGCTTATGGCGCCGATGCTGCGGTTGTAAATCTCATAAGGGACGGTAACGCCTGGGAAATTTCAACCGGTACATATTCAAACGCAGGAGGTACGGTCACCAGAACGCTGATTGCGAGTTCCACCGGTTCACTACTCAATCTATCAGGTTCCGCCACGATTGGTGTTGATTGGGACGCTCATCGGGCACTATTGACGCAACGAGAATCACGCGCTCACATTGAAGGGCTTGAGTTAGATTACAATGCAGGGACTTTAAAATGTTTGCGAGGATTTGCCGAGATTAATGGTTCCTTACTTGAAGTTGGCTCGGCTGGAATAACCACAATCAGCGGAGACGCCCTTTCAGGAGCAGCGATTTATTACATCTATCTTTATGACAACTCCGGCACCATTCAGATGCACCGAGAAAGTAGGGGGTCAGGGGCCGATGATCCTGTCTGGGATTATGATTTAGACTATGCAAAACACCCTGTCGATGGTGCAGCAAAGCGTTGTATTGGAGCGATCTATATTGGTCAAACAACTTCGGGCGTCATGGATGAGTTTGTCTTTGTGTCTACCGGACGACTAAGAAACTACTTCCCGAAAAAATCCATAGCGCGAGTTTTGAGCGCCGGATCAGCAATAACAGCAACAAGTGTGGATTGTTCGGCATCAGTACCAGCAGTGTCGATATGTAAACAAGTCGGTTTCACATTGCATGTTAAAAACGCTACTCTCGGAGCAACTGATGTGGTGTTCGTCATATGGGCACAAACTTCTGCTGGTGCAACGGCGTATGGTGGGTTACAAGTTAGTGCTGAAATGGATACTGCTTCAAAGGCTGCTGCACTTGGGCCTTTGCTATTAGACATCAACGGTACTACTTTTTATTATCTTGTAGATGATTCAAATACCGATGGATTCTGTGATGTGATGCAGTGGAGGATGTGGGTATGAGCGTTATTGTTAAAATTGGGACCACAAAGTTTCAGGTGCATGGTGGCGCTATCCCTGATGGGTATGTTGAATATATCGGAGACATAATTTACGACCCAAACGATAGTCAGGAAGTATTGATGGTGTGGGATACAGACAATATCCGCCCAATGAATGCAGCCGAACTACTGGCAAGAGCGAAAATAGCAAAAATAGCTGAATTAAAAGAAGAGGCGGAAGCACGAACCAGAATTGCAACGGGTTGGGATTTTCCTAATATGTCAGATTTGTATAATTATGCGTCTGAATTAATCACGACCATCCGTTCAGGAATGACACCGGCAGCGAAGCAGGCAATGATTGTCGAACCCCGGTTGCAAAACATGCTGGATCATAAAACTGCATTTGCGGATGCTAAGGTGATAATTGAAGGGTACACATTGGAATCACAAGTTCTTGCCTACGATGAGGTAAATACACCAACTTGGCCATAGGATTAGAACATGCTTATTTCAGATGATGTCATAAGTGCCGAGGTTATATCGGGCAGCATTGAAATAACCGCCGGCACAATTACTGCAAATGTAAGTGAGGCCGGCGACACAGTAGCGGCAAACATTGATGTACTGTTGCAAATACTAGCGAATATAAGCGAATCAGGGGATAACGGTTCTGCTTCTATCGGGGTAATCGTCCAAATATCAGCTAACCAGGCCGAGGATGGTGATGTAACAGCAGCAGTATTAGGAGAGACTGTACCTGATAAAACATTCGGTATTTTTTCAAAGATTAGTTCGTTGGGAATTGCAGAATATTCAACAATAACGAGTGTTGGAAATAGTGTGCTATCCTCAATAGACAATTCTGAAGGAATATTTAGTAAAATGAGCACCCAGGGAAATAGTATATACAGCACAATTAATTCATCTGGACAAAGCGTGGAGTCAGAATTATGAGGCAAGTCTTATGGCACTAACTATTGGAGAGGTAGGGAAGACGATTCGCGTAGCCGCTGGCTTTGATATGAGTTCAAATACTGGGCTGACACTCACATTCACACTTCCTGATGGAACCACCGTATCAAAAACAACTGCTGATGGAGTTGCATTAGGCGCTGGTGTTACTGACCCAGACTTAGGCGTATTGGCTGCCAATGAGTATGTTGAATATGAAGTTGAAAGCGCATTCTTAAACCAGTCTGGAGCTTGGAAAGTCTATTTAACCTATACGAACACAACCCCAACGCCTGATGATATTTTCATTGGGACCTGTAATTCCTTCGCCGTTGCGGCTATTTGCCCGTAATCGACGCGAGTATTTCATATGCCCCAAATGAACGAAGCAACTCTGATCAAAGAATTGGATACGATGACGCATGATGCCGTTGGCAACAACAGCACTTTCATAGCTGAAAACGAAGAATTGCTCGACCGGTATATGGGCAACCTATATGGCGATGAGGAAGCAGAAAAGTCGAAAGTAATCTCCCAGGATGTGATGGATGTTGTGGATTCCGATATGCCCTCGATGGCCAGGATATTCCTAGGGCCAGGCGAGATACTTAAATTCAAACCAAACACCAGCAAGGAAGAGGATAAGCAGGAAGCTGACGATAAGACCAAATACGTGAATTGGCAGGTCAGGGAACAGCCGTGGTCATTCTCGGTATTGCATGGCTTCATTAAAAACGCTGAGATCCAGAAATTATCAGTCGTTAAATATTTCATCGATGAAAGCACAGAGATTGAGGAGCATAAAAAGACCGGCCTGAGCAATGAAGAATTGGCTCTATTTCAAGAAAGCTTGGGAGGTAAAGACGTTAAGAGTGTCAAGATTGTCCGTGAAGAAGAGGCCGAGGATACCGGTGACGAGGGTGAAAATACCGTAGTTATCAAGGTTGAACGCACGACTAAAAATGTCAAGATCATTGGTATCCCGTTAGAAACTTTCCGCATGACCAAGAATGCCACCGATAAGGAATCGGCTGCCTTGATCGGCGATGAATCCCCAATGACCCGTGGCGACTTGATGGCAATGGGATTCGAAAGGGACGTTATATCTGGACTGACCACTATTGGCAGTGTTGAGAATGTAGAAAACTCAAGGCTTCCAGAGATCAGGGATAAGGCCGAAGGTGGGCCAGAAAATGAAACCGTAATTTCTGATTGGGCGAGTGAAGAGGTTCTGGTCGCTGATTTATATCCACTGATTGATTTTGATGGTGATGGTATTGCCGAACGGCGTCACATTATGCTTTCCGGTGAAACCATCCTGGTCAACGAGGTATTCAACCACGTCCCCTACGCCATGATGAGCGCAATATTAATGCCTCACAAGGTTATCGGTCGAAGCCGCGCTGAGATAACCGCACCGACCGCCCTGGTTAAGACTTCCATGCTTCGCAGCGTGCAGGACAATATTTATGCTGTTGGTGCACCACGAATGGGCGCCAACAAGAACGTCAATATGGATGATCTGTTGGTGATGCGTCCCAATGGGGTCGTGCGATCTACTTCAGACACGCCGATTGGCAATGATCTCATGCCGATAACAGTTCCTTATATCGGCCAGCAAATCCTCCAGGTGGTTCAATATTGGGATCAGTCCCGGGCTCAATCAACAGGGTCATTGTTGGCCTCGCAGGGATTAAAAGCTGATGAGCTTGCCCAAGAGACAGCTACCAGATTCACCGGTATTGAGGATGCAAGCGGCGCTAAAGTCGAGTTGGTTGCCCGGGTATATGCAGAGACAGGGTTCAGGCAATTATTCGAAGGCGTTGCCTGGCTTGATGCCAATTTCCAGAATTCAAAGGTTGAGATTGAAGTATTAGGCAATGAACTGTCTGTAAATCCAGCCGATTGGCAGTTCAAGCACAGCGTTGTAAGCAAAGTAGGCCTTGGCGCTGGCGATGATGAGAAGATTCTTCAGACGCTGACAGCTCTATGGTCGTTGCATCAACAGCTGCAGGCCTCTGGGTCGCCAATGACTGATGAGGTCAAGCGATACAACGTCCTCAAGAATATGGTCAAGGCCTCTGGTATGCCTGAGATAGCTGAATTCTTCAATGATCCAAGCAAGCCAGAAGATTTAACGCAGGCGCAAAATGAAATCCTCACCAATCTTGTACAGCAGCTGCAGGAACAACTGCAGGCGGTTCAGAATCCATTGGCTGAGGCCGAGCAGATCAAAGCCCAAGCCAATCTAATTAAGGCCCAAGCAACACAGCAGCTTGATATTGCCAAACTTCAGGAAAACCAGCGCCAGTTCAATATTGAGACTCAGCAAAAACAGGATCAGTTCAATAAAGACTTGGCGGCACAATTGACAGAATTGAGTTTGAAGTTTGAGACAGCAATCCCAGGAGCGGCAACATAATGACACCAGAACAAGAAGAACAGCTTAATCAGGAAGCAGCCTTTGCCGCGATGGGTCAGCAGGTTTTAGATAATGCGGCCTATAAACATTGGCTGACTATCAGAAAGGCGCAAATATTTGAAGATTTCTGCAACACCAAAAAAGATCAATCAGATATACGGGAAGAAGCCTGGCGAACCATGAAGAACCTAAATACTCTTGAGGACTTTTTCGAAGAAGTATTAACTACTGGTAAATGGGCAACAGCTCAACTAGAATCACACAAAGAGGAATAAATTAAAATGGCAACAGATACTCCAGAGTTGGAACCTGCTGACAAATTATATGGTAAAACCGAAGTTGAAGCGGAGCCCGCAAAGCCAACCGAAGAAGCTGACGTTACGGAAGTAGTTGATCAAGAACTACCTGATGGAACAGAAAATCTTGATACCCGGGAAGAATCTGATGATAAATCAGATAAAGCCGAAGGGTTGGAAGCATCTGACGATGACGAGAACACTCTCTACCTTGAAATAGACGGTAAGGAATACGATCTCGAAGAAGTCAAAAAGTGGCAAAGTGGCCACATGATGCAATCCGACTACACGAAAAAGACCACGGCCTTAAAGGAAGATCGAACAGCCTTTGAAGCAGAACGTGATACTTCTCGTGAAAATCTACTCAAGACACAATCGGAAGCTTCCGAGATGAGGGACCAATTGGCAGTCCTCGTTGCAGAAGATGAAGAGATTGATTGGGTAGCGCTGAAGGATGATGATCCAGATGAGTACATTAGGCTGAAGGAACTGGCGGATAAACGAAAGGCTGCACTTGAAAAAGTAAAAGCTGATCGCTCAACGCCAACTGATGACCCTGCACTTATCCAATCCGAGCAAGTGAAGCTGTTCGCAGCTAATCCTGATTGGTTGGACAAGGACAACGTAATCACAGAGCGGTTCGAACAAGATACTGCTCTGATTGCTGATTACGCTGCCAAGGCTGGTTTTAGTCAGGAAGAGTTCGGCCAAATGACGTATTCGCATCACCAGATCACTTTGTTGAAGGCTGCTAAATATGACCAGCTTCAAGAAAAGGGTCGGGAGATTAAGGAAACGCGCGAAAAAGTACCTCTGGTGACGAAACCTAAAGCAAAAGCACCGGGTAGCGAGTCAAGGTCTATGGATGAAATTATGTATCCACAGAAAAAGGCTGGCTGACATCATTAACGGAAACGTAACGGAGTAAAAACCAATGGCTACTTTAGCAGCTACAGTATTAACCCTGATGGATTGGGCAAAGCGCCTCGATCCTGATGGTAAAGTTGCGGTAATCGTCGAACTGTTATCGCAAAAAAATGAAATCCTCGAAGATATGTTATTCAAAGAGGGTAATCTTCCAACTGGTGAGCAAACCTCTATTCGTACTGGTCTGCCAACCGTCTACTATCGTTTGATCAACCAAGGTACGCCGAAATCTAAATCTAGCACCGCCCAGGTAACGGAAAATGCAGCAATGCTGACCGCCCGAAGTGAACTGGATGAGGACGAAGCTAACCTGAATGGCAATGTAAACGCCTACCGGATGAGTGAAGGTATTGCTTTCGTTGAGGCTATGTCTCAGCAGATGGCTACTACTTTGTTCTACGGTTCCGCTGCCAATCCAGAGCAGTTTGTTGGATTCTCACCTCGGTATAACGATAAGTCTGCGGCTAACGCTCAGAATATCCTTGATGCCGGCGGTACTCAATCCGACAACTCGTCTATCTGGCTGATTGGTTGGGGCCAGCGTACTGTTTTCGGTGTATTCCCTAAAGGGTCTAAAGCCGGTATCAGCCATGAGGACCTTGGGCTAGGTGATGCTTTCGACAGCAACAATGATCGCTTCCGCGCCTGGATGGACTTGTGGAAATGGTTCAACGGCCTGGTTGTTAAAGACTGGCGTTATGCTGTTCGTGTTGCCAATGTCGATATTTCTGATCTTGCAGGTCAGACCGGCACTCAGGCAAGCACTGCATCTACGGCAATTATTAAGATGATGAGTCGTGCTATTGATCGCCTTCCTGATCTAAATAGCGTGAATCCATCGTTTTATGTCAATCGGACGGTTGCTTCTCATCTGCGAATTGTCGCATTGGACAAAAGCTCCAGCGCGGTAACGATTGAGCCAGCCATTAATCAGTTTGGTAAGGATATCTTTACCATGCGATACCTGGGCATTCCGATTCGCATCGTTGATGCGTTAACCGAAGCTGAAGCACAAGTAACCTAAGCAAAGTCTTAAATGACTTCAGGAGAAATATCATGATTTTAGATGCACAATTAGAGTTCTCCGATGCTCAGGCGATTACCGCTGATGCAGTCGGAACAAACGTACTCGATCTCGGTGTAGATCGGTCAATCGGTAATGGTGAGCCAATGGCGGTGATGTTTACCGTCGATGTAGCGGCTGATCAAACCACTGGTGATGAGGATTACACGTTTGATGTTGAATATGCATCAAATGCTGCTCAATCCACTGGCCGTCAGTTAGTTGGTAGACGAGTATTTGAATCAGGCACGCCAGATGCGCCTGCTCAAGATGCTGATCTGCTGGTTGCAGGCTTCCAGTTTGCCGTGGTAATACCACCAACCAAGCTGTCTGAAAGTGAGCGTTACCTTGGTATTCGTTACGATGTAACGGGCACCACACCAACAATCACCATGACAGCGCACTTGATGCCATTAAGCATGATCGATCAAGACTTGATCTCTTACGCTGATGGTTTCGCAATTACTTAGTAGTTAAATAAATCCTCCGGCCATTTGGTCGGGGGATACTTAACTTGGAGAGAATAATGTCTGAAACGATAAAAGTTCGCGTTATAAGCGAGAAAGGTGGCTTTATTTATGGGCGCCAGCGCCTTGAAGGCCAGGTTTTCACGCTGAAACCTGTTGAGCATTCTATCGATATTGATAGCAAAGGTGAGCCGGTTGTTATTTCTGCCGAGCAGCAGTTCAGTGAACGATGGATGGAAAGGGTTGATGGCATCGAGAAAGTAGAAGTTGTTGAGCTGGAAGGGCCTAAAGTTCCATCCGACATGGAAACTAAAGATTTAAAGAAAGCATTGAAAGATGCTGGAATAGAATTACCAAGTCCAGCCAGCAGAACAGCTCTAATCAGATTATTGGAAGACCATCAGGCTGAAGACGAAGAGTAATTTACCAGTTAAATAGCTGAAACTAGATAGGGCTTTCGGGCCCTATTTTTCTATCAAAGAAGGTGATCTATGAGTTTATCTGACTACAGCGGACTAAAATTAGAGATCATCAAATTTTTGCACCGTGATGATTTTGATCTTGATATTGATATTTTTATCGATATGGCAGAATCTGAAATGTTCGCCAATGATATCGCGCAGCTTGAACTTCGCGGCATGGAAACGCTCGTAGCCTTTGCCACCAGCACCACAGACCGGTTTGTAGCCTTACCTACAGGCTTTCAGTCCATGCGTAAGGTGCGCATCCAGATTATTAACGGGGAATCCACTGAATTGAGGTTCAGGACGCCTGGCCAGCTAAATATCCTGAGCTCTGTTGGAATGCCCATATTCTTTACAGTCACTGACCAGATTGAAATGGACCGGGTATCCGATCAAGTCTATGCCGGTGAATTCCAATATATTCAAGATTTCACTGCGTTATCATCATCAAACACCACCAATACAGTCCTGACAAATCATCCAAATGTCTATCTGTTTGGTTCGCTCTGGGCTGGAAAATTGCTGGCGGAAGAGCCACAGGATGCTGCTGATTATTATAACCGGTTTATTAATGCTATCCGTGGCGCCAATAACAAGTCTCAAATAGGACGCTTTGGTCCAGCTCCAGTGATGAGGATTGAAGGAAGAAGTCCTTAATGTCACGCTTTCAAACAATTCCGATTAATCTCGCTGGCCCATCGTATCAGGATCGCTCAAGACCGCTATCTTCACAGCAAACCAATGGCTTTTATCATGAGGTTGTGGAGTCTGGTAAGGATAAATTTGTAATAAAGTCATTCCCTGGGCAGAAATTGTTCGGTTCTGCTACAGCCGCGGAAGATCGTGGCCAGCATCAAATGGCTGAGGTCGATTATCGTGTTATGGATAATACGCTTTATGAGGTGTCCAATGTAGGTGCGCACGTTTCACGTGGAACGATTCCTGGCTCAGACCGGTGCATATTCGCCGATGATGGCGTGAATATGTTCATTGTCGCTGATGGTGTGGTGAGTCAGTACAGCAATTCCACACTTCTGGTGACCACGGTGACTGATCCGGATATTGTCGGCGCGTTATCGGTCGCATTTATCAACAATCAATTCCTTTACACGTTCCCGCAATTATCGGTTCTCAGTGTCGTGGGTGATGGTTCATCTGCGTCAGGGCTTAATGCGGTAAACGAGGAAGGTAATGGCGATGATTTAGTCAGGGATTACGTTTTTGATCAGGTTATTAGTCGTTTCGGTAAGAGGTCTTGTTATAACTGGTGGAATTCTGGCGTGGGCGTGCCTCCAATAGAACGAATTGAGGGGCAGGTTATTAATGTTGGCTTGGGTGCCATTCATTCCCTCGCCAATACCCGAGACTTTATCTACTGGCTAGGCTCTGATTTGCAGGTCTACAGGGCCCGTGGAGGCCAGGAGCAGCCAATTAGCACCGCTGCAATAGCTGGAGCCATTCAAAGCTACGCTGTCACATCTGACGCCTTTGGTGAGGTATTCACCATCGACAATAAGACCATGTACATGCTCACCTTCCCATCTGCCGACAAAACATGGGTGCTCAATGAGGAATTGGGCAAGGATGGCTGGTTTGAGCTGTCAGAGGGCGTTGATTATGGCCGCTACAATGCCGGTTCAGTTGTCGAGGTTTATAACAAGGTGCTAATTGGCGACAGATCGGATGGTCAATTGTATGAGCTGGATTTTGACACCTACGACCAGGCTGGTGAGGCATGGACCAGGCGCCGAGTAATCAGCTCTATCAATGGCGATGCCTTGGGTCAGAAAGGAAAACGGGTACAAATGAGCCGTCTTGAGCTTATTATGGAAATGGGTGTTGGCTTAATTACAGGCCAGGGTGAGGACCCACTGATAATGATTGAAGCCTCATATGATGGCGGAAAAAGTTGGTCGACAGGAACTTGGATGCGGATTGGCCGGCTTGGAGAGACAAATATCAGGGCTGAATGGTTCAGTATGAGAAGTTTCTACGACATGATTGTGAGAATCACTACCTCTGATCCGGTTGCATACAATATTTATTCTGGCGCTATTGATTTAAGGTTGGCAGGACGATAGTGATATAGAATAGGATTTATACGGCTAGGCTCATTACCGAAAGGAAGATCACTCAACTTCTTGCCGTATACTCATTTTGAGTAATATTGGAGAATATTATGCTAACAGTTGAATTTGTTAAGGATTTATTTGAATATAAAAATGGCGTTTTGATTTGGAAAAACCCATCAAAATATAAACGTAGATTGATTGGCCATGCTGTTACAGGGAAAGATGGCAAGGGATATATAAGAGTTGGGATAAAAGGTAAAAGATACTCTGTTCATAGGGTTATATATTTTATTCATTATAATATCTGGCCAGATTATGTAGATCATATTAATGCAAACAAGCTTGATAACAGAATTGAAAATCTTAGATCATGTTCTAATACAGAGAACAGTTATAATGCAAAATTATCAAAATCGAACAAATCAGGATTCAAGGGAATTTGTTGGAGCAAGCAAAGAAAAAAATGGCATGTCCAGATAACTGCCGGAGGAAAGAGGGTGGTATCAAAGTATTTTGAAAATATTAAAGATGCAAAAGATTGCGTAGCCATTGAAAGAGCAACTATTCATGGTGAATTCGCGAGGAATTTATAATGCCTGTCTCAGTGAACCCGCCGCCACAACTTCGGATTCCTAGTAAATTCCTCAGCGATCCAGAATTAAGAGCATTTTTTGAGCAGCAGCAGGAAATAATCTGGAAATTATGGCTAAGAACCGGTGGTGGCACAGACTTAATTGATTCAACTGAACAGGATATAACCAGCTCAAGCTCCAGGGTTGCCCGTAATTCTGCCAGAATCAACTCATTAGAGAAGATTGGTTTTGATATTGAGATTATTGCTGCTGATTTCACCACTGAACGAAACCAGATCATTATTTGTAATAATACCTCACCAATTACAGTGACTCTGGATACAAACGCGATTGAAGAAGATCAGGTCCATATTAAACGCAGAGGCGCTGCTGTGACTGTTGTTGGGACTATTGACGGAAAATCATTAAAAGTGATTAATATCAAGAATTACTCAATGCATCTTGTTTTCGATGATACTGATTGGAGTGAAATCTAGTGAGCAATAACGTAATGCAGGAGTTCGATAAAACCGCATTTGGCAGCTTGTCTGTGGCCGAACTTACTCCAGAAGTTCAGATACAATTTCCATACGCAATAAATACAGAAATTCTAAAGATTAAGGATAATAATGGCTCTTCTTCTGTAGAAAATCACATGGTAAAGCTGTCAACTGGAGCGCAAGCTAATTCTACTGCCGAATTAAATTCTGTTATTCCTCTTAAATATCATCCTGGACAGGGTGCTTTAGTCAGATTTACTGCTTTATTCACCACAGGAGTGGCTGGATCAGTTCAATTGGCTGGAATAGGAAATACGGCTGACGGCCTTTTCTTTGGTTATAACGGGGCAAATTTCGGCATTCTGAGGAAGCAAGGCGGCGCACAGGAAGTCAGAACTCTGACTATCACTACGGGTTCCACAACTGATGAAAATGTCACTATAACGCTCGATGGCGATGCCAAGACTGACGTTGCAGTAACAAATACCGGTAATATATATATTACTGCCAACGAAATAGCGGCTGCTGATTATTCCGATTTAGGCCGAGGTTGGGAAGCGCATTCTCCTGGTGATGGAACAGTAATATTTAAAGGCTATTGTTCAATTGTCCAGACTGGAGCTTATTCACTTGTTGCCACAACGGCTGTAGGTGCATTTGCCCAAACTCTGGCTGGCGTCGCCCCTACAGATAATTGGTGGATGCAGACTGGCTGGAATAATGATAAAGCAGATGGTTCTGGTGATCTGCCAATATTGGATCAAACTAAAGGAAACGTATACCAAATCCGTTATCAATGGCTAGGGTTTGGATTGCTCAGTTTTTACATAGAAAATCCAGATGACGGAGAATTCCATCTTGTTCACCAAATAAAATATGCTAACGCCAATACCATTCCATCACTGGACAATCCCACTCTACCTCTCTGCTTATTTTCTCAGAACGATACGAATACCACGGATATTATCGTCAGATCGTCCTCAATGGGAGGTTATACCGAAGGAAAGACGAATGGCGGGCATATACACCACGGTGTAGACGTTATATATGCAGGAGTAGGCACAACGGAAACGCCTCTTATTACAATTCATAATAAGCCCATATATCAAGGAAAAGAAAATAGAGTCCGAATTAAAATAATTATAGTTTCAGCTTCTGTTGAGGGAACAAAACCAGCAGTAATTAGATTGAAAAAAGGGGGGGTATTGGAGGGAGCGTCCTATAATGATATTGAAACTGATAACTCGGTAGTAAATTATGATATTGCGGCTACAGTTATCACTGGCGGAGATCAGCAGTTTACCCTTGGCATGGCGAAATCGGATTCAGGTGATTTGAATTTGGGTGGAAATACCTATTTTATCAATCCAGGCGAATTTCTGACAGTCACCGGAGAAGCAGGGGCTTCAACGATTGATGGTGTTATTTCAATAAATTGGGAGGAGCTTTTCTAGTGGCTAGTAATCCATTAACCCCAGGCACCAGCGGATTTGACCTTACTACGTCATTTCAGGATATCTACGAGGTGCCTGCTGACAAAGCTAGAGCTGGTATCGATGCCGCAACTTTTTCAAATTATTCGTCTGCCAATGTGACCATCACTATTCGGCTGGTTCAATCAGGTTCTGGTGATATTTTCGACGAATTGATCACAGAAGAAAAAATCCGCGCCAAAAAGAACTTCCTTGCGCCCGGTATTGTTGGCCAAGCATTGCTCACCGGAGGAAAGATTCAGGCTAAAGTCAGCGCCGATAGTTCAGTAAACGCCAATATAACTATGACAGAGATTGACGCATGATAATCCGTGAGGTCAATGATCCTGAGTTAATCAAGGAAGTGCTCTGTCATCCAGAGATATATGGGTGCATAGCTTGTGATAATTCGATGCCGGCGGAAGAATTTCACCCACCGATAACCGAAGGCGTGCAATATGTAGCAGGGTTTGAAAAAAATGCTATCATTGGTCTAATGATATACCATGATGTTGGCGGTGAAGTTAAATGCCACATCCAAGTATTACCTGAGTTCAGAAAGGAGCACGCTAAAAAATTTGCGCGAATGGCTCTTAATCACGGCAAAGCCAAAAACGCCTCAATTTATGCCGAAATCCCTGTTTGTTATCCGAATGTATTGAGTTTTTCTAAATCGTTTGGGTTTTATGAAGCAGGGACCATCAAAGATTCTTATCAAAAAGACGGTGAGAATCATGATGTAACCATAGTGAGGCTAAAAAATGGGGTTCGTTAGCAATATAGTTGGTGGTTTGACGGGTGAAACCGCAGCAAAAGCCGCCAGAGGCGCCGGCAGAATCCAGGCAGCTGCCACTGAGCGAGGTATAGGAGAAGTTGAGGCCGCAAGAGAAGCGGGGCTCGGTTTCCTTCAGCCATTTCAGCAGGTCGGTGAACAAGGGCTGGGAGCAGCAGGTTTTCTCACTGATCCCACTGCTCAATTCGAATTCCTTCAACAAAACCCACTATTCCAAATGGCGCTTGAACAAGCTGGCACAGAAACCAAAGGCTTGGCAGCAGCACGCGGCCGATTAAGTGCCGGGGATACCCTTCAGCAATTAAGCAAAAATGTACTCTTGGCTGCACAGCCATTAATTGGTGGCCAGAAGCAAAGCATCATGGATTTATTGCAGCTTGGTACTGGTGTTGCTGGCGGACAGGCGGGCATTGCGACAGGCGCAGGCAGAGATATTACTGACCTGATAACCGGTGGAGGTGCAGCCAGAGCAGCTGGCGAGGTAGGTGCTGCTCAAGCCAGAGGCCAAGGCCTGCAGAATCTAATAACAACAGGCCTCACAGCAGGCGCCATATTCTCCGATAAGCGCCTGAAATCAAACGTCAGAAAGATTGGCGCCTATAAAGGCCATAATATTTATTCATGGGCATGGAACAGCTTGGCAAAGGCCTTGTTTGGGCTCACAGGCCACAGTTTTGGCGTTATGGCTCAAGAAGTTAAAGAATCGAATCCTGAAGCCATATCCGAGGACAGAGGCTATATGAAGGTAAATTACGATTTATTGGGTATCCCTCATGGCAGTTGACGCGAGAATCGCATTAGTACCAACCACTCCTGATATCGGTAAGACATTTTCCAATGTTTTACTAAATGTTGGACGATTCGATGATATAAAGCGCGCGCGTGAAGAAGCGCCTATTCGTCAAAGATTATTAGAAGCCCAAACAGGTACAGCAGAGGCCGCTGTACCAACATCACAGGCACAATTTAATACTGCTGATATAAATCGGATAACATCTATTGCCCAGGGTGCGCGTTCAATAATTCCTGATTTACAGGCTGGCAATACTGAAAGGGTGCGCGCAAGTCTACAGCAGCGCGGAGCAGCATTAAAAGCTGCAAACATTCCTAGCAATGATACCGATGAAGCGTTGCGATTGCTTGATACCAACCCACAGGAATTGCTCAGGGTTTCCCAGGAAGCCGTTAAATTAGGCACACAGCTCGCTCCTGGAAAAAAAGGTGTGCAATTTGGCGCCCAACAAACCTTTAAAGATTCAAAAGGAAATCTATTTTTTGGTACCACAAAGCGAAATCCGGCTACCGGCCAGGTTGAAAGCGTACTTTCTCCTGTCAGCAAGGGCGTCACAGAGCCCGTAGGAGCCGTTAACCTTGTATCTGGGTTAGGTCTTACCGCCACAGAGAAATCCGAGATTGATGCAGCTACGGCTGGGGCAAAAGAGGCCGCCAAACTTGCAGAGCAGGCAGCCGCGCGTCCTGGTATTGAAGAGGAAGTCCAGGCAGCCAAGACAAAAGCAGCCAAGCGGGAAACAAGACAGCAATTGCACATGGATAATGGTATCGACGCTGCCGATGCAACAGCAAATATCAGGCGCGGTTTAGAGTTAATCAAATCTGTGCCCACTGGCGGAATCAGCGCAGTATCCCTAAAAGCCAGGCAATTATTTGGTGTTGAAGGCGCAAATGAGGCCGAATTATCAGCCAGGCTCGGAAAGGCGGTACTCGCTCAACTGAGAGCTACTTTTGGCGCTGCATTTACCGAACGCGAGGGGGCCAGGCTTGAAAATATTGAGGCCGGTTTTGGCAAATCAACCGAAGGTAATAAACGCCTATTGCAGCAAACACTCAAAATCCTTGAAAGAAAAGCAAGGCGCGGAATCACGGCTGCTATTGATGCCGGGGATGAAAGCACAGCAGAAGAGATTAGGGCTGCATTAATCTTTACTCTAGAAGAGGGTGTGCCGGGAGAAGCGAGAAAAGCAGCAGCTCAGGCTCCAGCAGGAGGACAAGCGCCCACAGGCGGAGTGATAAGATTTGATCGAACAGGACAGAGAATCCAATAATGGCAACATTTGAAGTTGAAGTCGAAGGCCAACCATTTGAATTCCTTGAAGGTACTTCAGACGAAGTGATCGGTAATGCTATCCGTCAGCATTTCGCCCAAGCCGAACAGCCAGAAGAATTACCCGAAGGCACAGCCTTAGACGTTATCCTTGAGCCAGCACAGGCCATCGTAAGCGGTTTAGGCACTACAATTGCAGGCGGTGTTGCCGGTGCGGTAGCCGCTCCGTTTGTCGGAGCTGAAAGAGCTGCTGGTATTGTTGAAAGTGCTCAAGAGGCAGGCGCAGAGTTTGGCGCTCCAGAGACAAAGCGTGGCGCAGAGGCACTTGAAACCCTTGGCGATATTATGGAAAAAGGTATCGATATTGCTCGATTTCCAATATCCGGATTGGCCGGCCTGGCAGAATTAATATCTGGCCAGGGCATTGAGCAGGCAGCCAAAACAATAGCTGATGTTCAAGAAAAAGGAGTCGGTAAAACTGCCGGTGAGCGGACATTTGAGGTTACCGGTGACCCATTGCTTGCTACTGTTGCCGAGACTTCACCTGAAATTGTTGGTGCGCTTATTCCCATCACCAAGATGGCAAAATCAAGAACTGCGCTCAGAACAAAAATGGCCGCGCAGATAAGAGCAAATGCTGCAAATCCGCAGCTTGCCAATCAAACCAGAGCGATATCTGCCAATATCAAAAGCGGAGCCGTTAAACCGGAAGCCGTTGGTAAATCATTGGCAATTTTAGAAGATCAAGCCAGGCGGACAAGCGGTGCGCCGATTGCCGATAAGATAGCCAAAATTGCCGATGATGTAGCTAGAGGGGATACCGGAGCAATAAATAAGCTCGATGATATAGCTGAAAGCGCTGCACAAGCGGCTCCTGAGCGATCCTTAGCGAAATTTATGGTAACGGGCGCGGGGAAGGTAAAAGCCGATAAGCTGGCTCAGGAATCCATTAAACAGGGGTTTGATCAGAGTGTTGTGGCTGCCATCAAAGGCGCAACAAAAGCAGATCGAGCAAAAATGTCTCAAATGGTCGAGGTAATGAAGAAAGGCAAGGAAAATGCCTTATTTGCTATGAAGAATCGACCTAGCGATGTGGCCGGTAACTCATTATTGGATCGTGTGAATCATATTAAAACTGTGAATCGGGAGGCTGGAAAGCAGATTGATGAAGTAGCGAAATCATTACGAGGCCGGGGGGTAGATTCTACCAAAGCGATTGATAATTTCATGGATAACCTCGATGAGATGGGGATTCGCTTAGATAATAGATTGCGTCCGAATTTTAAAGGATCAGACATTGAGGGGCTATCGGGCCCACAGTTAGCCATAGCCAATATGGTCAAGAGAATGGCAGCCGGTCGTAGGGGTGTGCCGCCTGATGCTCACGAGCTTCACAGAATGAAACGATTTATTGATGAGCAGGTTACTTACGGTAAGGCTGGAGAAGGGTTAAAAGGCAAAACCGAGCGAGTATTAAAACAACTACGAAAAGACCTAGATACTACGCTCGATGATGCTTTTCCAGAATATAATAACGTGAATACTCGATATGCTGATACTGTGGGCGCCCTGGATGCTTTGCAGGACGTTGCAGGCCGGAAGATGGATCTATTCGGAGCCAATGCAGAAAAGGCAACAGGTACTTTGCTGCGCCGGATGATGAGCAATGCTCAATCGCGCGTAAACTTGGTGGATGCTGTTGATAATCTGGACTCGATCTCAAGAAAATATGGCGGCGTATTTGATGATGATATTGCTACCCAAATGTTGTTTGTTGATGAATTGGATAGCGTATTCGGACCAGTTGCCAGAACTTCGCTTGCTGGTGAGGTAGGAAAGGGAACAAAGAAAGTGCTAGAAACCGCAACAGGACAAAGAACTATGCTTGGTACTGCTGGTGAGGTAGTTGTCAAAGGTGCTGAAAAATTGAGGGGCATCAGCGAAGAAGGTGCCTTTAAATCAATAACTGAATTATTGAAGAGAGAATAATCATGGCTTACGCACCAGTTAAATTATTTGATACGCCTCTTGAGGACTATAGTGGTTATTGGGTGAAGTTCTACGAGCAGGGAACGGTGACACCACTTGCAATGGCCACAGATGCCACTGGTGGTACTACCTTGGCAAAAGCTGAAATTTCTAGTGGCGGCACTGTTCCAATCGGATTTATTAAAACTGCCGGTGATGCTCAATTCATCCCATTTCTGAACGCAAGCTATGACGGATGGTTATTTCCTACATCAACAGATGCAGATGCAAACGATACGACTGATGCTATTCAGATAGCCGACAATCTTAATACCTTACAAGGTAATCTTGATTGGGGCTCATCTGAGATTGCGACACAAGCAAGCTCTGTCACCTACACGATAGCCGGATCAGACGCAACATCGACCCATCATAAAGGCCGCAGGGTTCAAATGGTTGGGGGGTCAACTGTATATGGAACGATAACCGGCTCAACATTCTCAACTAATACAACTGTTACCGTAGAGGTTGATGCAGGCGGTTCAATCCCTGCTGATTTGAATAGTGTATCCCTTGGCCCAGATGTGGCCGATGCAAGCTCCCAAGGTCAGCATTATCCGACTATTTCTGGAGAATCAGGGGTAACGAATAATACTTATCCATTAAGTGATGTAAGACGATATGGGGCTACTGGTGATGGTGTTACTGATGACACGTTGGCGATACAAGCAGCTATAGACGAGGCTCAATCCAACGGTGGAGCCGTTTATATCCCCAGCGGTTCCTATTTGGTATCCGGTTTAACGGTAACCGATTATTCGCTAGTTGATGGCGTTCTAAATACGACACGATTAAAGATATACGGTGATGGTCAGGCGAGCCGATTGATAGGCTCTTCCGCATCACCGGTGCTATCTATCGGCAACTCTGGCGGGGTCAAAGTGTTCGATGTAATAGTAGAAGATTTACACATAGATGGCGCGGCAACTTCTGTCAACTGCTTAAAACTTATAAACGCAACTAGGATAGATATCATCAGGTGCAGGATTTTTGACGCAACTGGGGCGGGTGTTTTTTATGCAGAGGATAGCTATGGTCCGCACAAGATCACTGATTGTCTTATCCGGCAACATGGCTCGCATGGCGTTCATGTAGATAACAGCAGTGCTAATAATGGCAATAATCTCACAATAAGCAGAAGCGGTATTCTTCAGAATGGCGGAGCCGGCGTTCTGTTAGAAGCATCATATGGCACTACCATTTGTAGTTGCGACATAGAAGGGAATGGTGATACTGGCATAAATGCAGAGGGGGTTACTCATACAATACAGGCCCTGACGATCAGAGATAATTACATAGAGGATCATGATCTAGGAACCATAAAGGCCGGAATACATCTTGAAGCCAATGTGCAGGGAGTAGAGATAGCTGGTAACTATATAAATCTCACAGACAATACTGGCCAATTATACGGGATTTATATTGAGCGCAGTTTCGGTGTTTCCATATCTGGCAATACGATAACAGGTAGAAACTCGACCGGGACTGGTATTCATTTTACAGACGAATTGCATGATTCGGTTTATCTTGGAGCAAACTTTTTTGATATTCTGGCCACTAAAGTCGCGGAACCGTCAAGTGGTTTTACAAGACTTTTAACGGTTCAGTCTGGAGTTGGCAGCGGGTTTGGTCCAATGGTTAACAGCTTAGAGCTTGAGGCCGCAGCGCCGAGATTATTTTTCTTTGAAACTGACCAAGCAGATAATTCCGATAAGATGTATATAGATATGCTTGGCGGTGCTCTATCTGTTCGTGATGAGAGCGGAGCAGGGCTTCTTGCGGTTAGGGCTTACGATACAAATCCTGCTATTACGTTTGGACTACAGGCGCGTGTTGCTAATTATGCAACAGCTAGCAGGCCAACGGCATACGCAAAGGGTTCGATGATATACGATAGCACGTTAAATATACCCATCTGGTGGAATGGGTTAAATTGGACTGACGCCACCGGCGCCACAGTTTAATAGGATTACATATAATGTCGCCCCTTAAAGACAAGATAATAAATAATATTATTAGAATAGAGGGCGGATATGTTTGTATTATCTAATAAATCGAAGGCTCACCGTGAAGGAGCTGATCCTCGCCTCATCAAGATCAGTGATTTAGCCATACGAATCACTTTGATTGATTTCGGGCATGGCAAAGATGCCGGTTTGAGAGCTGATGAGCGACAAAATGAGTTGTTTAAGGCTGGAAAATCAAAGGCTGATGGGTATGAGAAAAAAGGTAAACATCAGGCCGCAGACGATGGTTTAGGTAAGGCTCTGGATTTTTATGCATTTATTGACGGAAAAGCTAGTTGGCAGCATGAGCACCTTGCAATGGTGGCGTGTGCTTTCTTACAGGCAGCTTCTATTCTTGGGTATAAGATCAAATGGGGTGGGTTATGGCGCTCCAAAGTGCATGATTTCTACGGATGGGACATGCCGCACATTCAACTTGTAGAGGATTAAAATG